AGATTGGGGCCCGTGCAATTGTGGCCGGTGAAAAGGGGTTAACAATCAACGGCATAGCATTTGTCCAGAAAGTGGCCATCCGCCACGATCGGCAATGAATGCAAGCCAACCATGAGGTCAAGAACTCGTGCCATGTCATCCCAGTCATCCTGGTTCCACGAGTAAACCTTCTCCATATGCTCTACCATTCGCAACGGATCAGGTTCAACAGGTTCCGTCCTTGTCCAGATGTGTTTTGCTGGGGGTGTGACTGGACCCCGACCAAGCACATCAAGTACATACCTGTTGGTGTCAGAGAGCCAAGGAACATGGTTAGCACTCACCAATTCCCCGACTGCTACGCCACGCAACCACGAATGCCTCTGTGGTGGCGGGTCAATACACCAATGATGTTTGAAAGCACGCCGTCCGATGGTGGGACCCCAAGCATAACCACCACCAACAATAGGGTACGGCCGCATACCAAGAAACGTCACGCACCCAACATAGTCCCATGACTTAAGCTTTGCTTCCAAACCAAAATTTAAGAAACAATTCTCCAATTTCTTTAGGTCTACACCAGCAGGCCCAAGGGTGAGGGAATCGTCACCCAAAACGATGATATCAAGATTTGCCATTGCTTGGTTAAAATCACCACGCCGCAACTGTAGAGGTTGTTTGCCTGTGAGGTAACATGCCCACGCGCCCAATTGACCGATGCCATTCATGAGTGCATTCATCAAGGCGGTATCATCACGCCCTGAGGCATTCATGGGTCGGGCACGGATCTTGTCACCAAGGGACGTCCTCCCAGTTGGTCGCATGATGGCCTTCAACCAGTCAATGACCTCATTTGGTGCTCCCCACTGCTCATAAATTCTGGTCGCGCCGATCAACATTTCCTCTGAATAGGTGACGTCATAACGAGAATAATCAGATTCATACCATACACGACCATTGGACAGCCTCATAACATGGGACAGCCAATCGTCGAGCTCGCGTGGCGACATACCGCCTGCATATGTGATAACACTTGACTTCTTGTAAGACCATTCGTCATGTAACTTGACAGTAGCGCTGCGTGTCCATGGTCCCACAGCATAGTGGACGTCATCATTGGGAGACACGATCGGACGTGGATTCTTGGGACCCTCCTGTGTGATTTCACGCTTAATGAAAATTTTCACGTCCTCGGCTTTCTTCAGGTTAAGTGGAACCGGCCAAATTGCGGAATTCTCCACCAGGCATTGCCACAAAACCTTCCTACGTGCAGGAGGGAAACCGCCGAACCATGAATCACCTGAATACACACATTTGAGTCCATCAACATTCAACCCAGAATTCTTTGCCCATTCTAAGTCACGTTCATTAAACAAAGGTAATGCCGCGACATGCCATTTTGAAATAAAGCACAACTCGAAAAGACGTGCAATGGCATTGTCCCAAACCCCGAGTTCATGGCCTGGCACAACGGGAAAAATACGAGACGCAATCGTCAGGTCCATGTTATGTCTACTGGTGTCAAAAACCACCGGCTGGAGCTGTCCTGAAAGTACACCAATACCCTCCAAGACAACTTTGCGTGTCCTTGGTACATCAATCCATTTGGACGTAGTAAACCCAGCCTCAAAC